TTAAAATCTAAAATACCTTTATCCATACTCTCTTGATTGTATGTTGGTACGAAACCTTTGATGGCCTTGGCTTCATCGAAGATAATGGGCAACTTATCGAAGAAACCTGGGATACCAAGTCCTAGTTTGAACTTGTCTCCCTTTACAAAGAAAGCTACTAATTCCGGAAAGTACGGCAATCTGTAACAATTTTCCAGAATCATTAACCATCGGAGTGTCTCCATCTCTCCACTCCATTTGCGCGGATCGTGGTAGCGCTCGGGATTCATCGCAGTATTTAGAGCTAATATACTGGGATAACATCCTACAACAATTTCCTTTCCTTCGCAGTATTCCCGAATACGTTTATCGAAGAATCGTTGTAAGTAAACAGTCGTTTTCCTATTAATTCGTTGTTTAGAGGGCTCAACTACTAAACCAGCTGCTTGCTCCGAAGCAATAGAAAGTACTTCGGCTATGCCTGTATAATCTTCGTTATCGATAGGAAGATCGTCGGTTACTGGAGCTTCCATGGCTAAGTCATCTCCTAAGCCTTGGGCGGCTAAAACGCTCATTTTATATTTATGTAACCAATCAACGTAGTAATTAGAAACGATACTCTCGTTAAAATTAGTGAAACCTACACCACTTGGCATTCCGTGACGACCTTCAATCAGTTTGTCAGTGCTGATCAAAACAGGTACCGTTAAACAGTGGTCTACTACTTCTTCAAAGTTCTTACGTTCTTTCGATTGAAAGATTGGGGAGCACACAAGTTTTACAATTTTATTACATTTATTATTATAGAACTTATCCATCGATCTATAATCCTGTTGGATTAGTAAACTCTCTTCGTTACTAAAGAATTCTTGTCGAGCGAAACCTAGTTCTACTTCTCTAAAGCCTTCCCATGCTGAAAAGAATGGTATTTTTCTACTTCGTATAAGTTCAAGAAGTGGATATAGAAATTGCTTTTCTCTTAAATTTAAAGAAAAGGGTGCCATGAAGATTGATCGTTCCTTACCTCTTTGCGATCTTGCACCAAGCGCCATTGGGTAAGTTCTCCAGATTCCAAATTCGGCATCAGACATAGCCTTACTTAGTATTAATGGGTCATTTCTTCTTCCGAAATCTGGGCATCCTGAATTAGTAATAAGTTTATTATCATATTTATCCAGGGAGACAACACGTTCTACACTCATTGGGCGTAACAAATTACGTTTTCCAGTAGCATTAATCCCGAAAAGATTATTTCGTATATTGTCTATGATGTCCATATCGATATCATCTTCATCGATATGTTTTTGAAAAGTCCAATACTCTAATATGTCATCCATACGATCGTCTAGTGGTTTAAGTTCGCCTTGTGGTCCGACTTTCTCCATTCGAGACTTGTCATATTGTATTAGATCACCGAGATAACCATCGTCATCAGGGCCTTTATTTGAAACCTCAAGAATGCGGTCCAATTCCTCATTCCACATTTCGAAGACCTCGTCTTCGGGGACATCTTTGTACAAAGGAGTACGTGGAGTGGGCTTTTGCCCGAAGCGAATTCTCGAAAATATTGCAGAGGCTCGCTCGAATCCCTCTTTTGTGAAGAAGTGATCGGCATCGTCCTGTGAAATCCTTGTTATTTTGTATTTGTTCATAACGATTTTAAAATAAAGTATAATAGTTTTTCGTAACTATAAA